TCAGCATCCGCAGAAAGCAGTTCGGGTCGTTCTCCCACTCACGGGTCACCTCAGCGGTCATGTTCTCGTTTTTCATAGCTAAAACCTCCATAGTATCAATTTCTTTACGGGTGGCTCCCGCGACGCCCAGCAGGGCGTTTCGGCCTTTGCCAGAGGCCATCGTCAGGCGAGGTTAGATGTTGGTTTTTTGTGCTCCGTCTTTGGTGTGTTGCCACACATCGACGGAATAACCAGTGCTGCGGAGCTGTTCGGCCAGTTTCCGTGCCCTGTCCGCGTTGTCGGCCCAGGTGGTGAGCGGCCAGCCCCGCTTGCAGTAAACAATCTGGTAACGCATCGTTTACACCTCCTCACTTCATCAGGATGTCGTACAGGGAGGCCGCGGAATACTGGGTGTCGCACTCCTCCCGGCCGCCGCAGCGGAGGTCATCGCGCCAGCTCTCGTAATCGACCTCCGTCATGTTCATCATCATGGCTTAGCCCTCCTTCTCGACGCTTAGCCAAAATACTTGGCAACAAATTCTTCTTTGCTAAGAATGTGAGCATCGTACACATACTCAATGGCGTCTGCGGAATCCATATCCGCGCCCTCAACGAGCTCTCTGACCCGACCGCAGAGGTTATGCTCGCGGATGTACTGCTTCATCATTTCCAAGTTTTTCATTTCTGTGTCCTCCGTTCATCTTACCGTTTTGGTATGTTTTTCTGTATCTTCATTCTAACTTACCCACCACTGGTGTCAAACGAAAAGCGAAGATTTATCGAAAAAATTTACGGAGTACATCTGGGAGTTTACCGGCGTTCAGTAGACCATGCCTTCCGGGTCGATGATGGCGCATTCCTTACCGTGAACGTAGTAGGCGTTGCCGCCCTCATCCACCCAGACCCGGCAATAGCCAGACAGCCCAATTTCCGGGCCGCTGGCTATGCCGTCCCACTCTGGCTTGCGGGTCAGCTCGCCAACTACCGCAAAGCCGATGGCCGCTGCGTACCGGCGGGCAATGCCCTCAGTAGCAGGCATGAGCGGTGTTGATGATGCAGCGCACCATCTTCTCGATAGCCTTGTCGAGCGGGCAATTCAGGAACGGCAGATCGTTGTCAACCACGATCTCGCTCTCAATGTAGCTGTCCCTCTCGTCCAGTGCGTGAATCCAGTAACCGTCGCCGGTGTCCTCCAGCTCGATCACGAAATACGGCTCAGGCTGGCCGCAGTATTCGAGGTAGCTCCAGAAGATGCGGGCTTTGGTCTTGCCAACAGACTTGACCGACCAACGCCAGTTTTCGTCGTTCTGGTTGGCCTCGGAAACCAACTGACTAATCAGTTCCTTGTGTTCACGCAGATCATACAT